TTACAAGTCTGGGTCATCTCACAAGTCTAGGTCGTCTCATAAGTCTTGTTTGTCTCATAAGTTTTGTTTGTCTCATAAGTCTTGTTTGTCTCACAAGTCTGGGTTGTCTCACAAGTCTTGTTTGTCTCACAAATTTATCTCCAATATTTCGCAAGCCTTGCGAGACTAGGGCAAATGAAGAGACCAGGGTAGACTATTTCATAGAAGACCCCCTATAGCCCCCAGAATCTCAGAAGACTCCCCCGCTCATGCGCGTAGAGATACTCTCTCTCTCGATATAATTTTCAGAATATTTACAAGTATTTATCTTATGAGCCTTTACCCTAGGAGAGAGAAATATTCACAGATGTTGAAGATATCCATAGACTCATCAGACTCAAAATATCTAGCGTACATAAGTTAAACTGGACTCTTACATTAAACCATTGATTCTACGTTAGGGAATAATTTATTATTGTGTAATTGTAAAATAACTGTTGACAGATTTTGAGATTTATGGTATAATATACTTATGAGCTTTTACATCTTATAAACTTTCAACTTATTTAAAAAATATTTAAATATATTATAAATTAAATTATATTTTAAATAATGAATAAGTCTTTAAAGACTCATAAGACTCATATATCTTATAAACTTATTAACATCTTTTCTTTCTTTTCTTTTTTCTATAAATCTTAAGAGTCTTAAGAGTCTTAAGAGTCTTAAAAGTCTTTAGAGTCTTTAGAGTCTTTAGAGTCTTTAGAGTCTTAAGAGTCTTTAGAGTCTTAAGAGTCTTTAAAGTCTTAAGAGTCTTTAGAGTTTTTAGAGTCTTTAGAGTCTTATAAGTCTTATAAGTCTTATAAGAGAGTTTTTTTACCTTCTTTCCTTTTAATTCCAACTTAACTTTAAGGATGATAGCATCTGAAAGGCTGCCGTGAAATTAGACTTTAAAAACTTTAAACGCATACGAGATTTAAAGAAATCTTTAGAACTTCCTCCAGGGGATGTTGGTAGAAGTAGAAATCTTAAGAAAGATTGGACTGGAGTAACTCAAGGTTCAATACTCGTACTAGGTGACTCAGGTAAAAGAAACGAGAGACGAGAATTACTTTGGAAAGTTGTATGTGAGTGTGGCAGGACAACCACTCTTACAGGTAAACAACTAAAGCAGGGTATGGTTTCTTGTGGTTTATGTAAAAAAGAAGCTAGAACCAAGATAGATCATGCTAAATGGAAGTCTGAGATAGTTCAAAGGTTCAAAAGAACCTACGCTTCCCTTGGTCCAGATGACAAGTACTCAATTATTTCAGGTTACATCTCTGGTATAGCTCCTGGAGATCTAGAGAGTCTATGGAACTTACATGTTAATTGTATCACAAATGAGATGAGAACTCTTCGAGACCAGCTTAACATTATGGTAGAACTAAATGGCTTAACTATGCAAGTAGATACTCTCCCAGGACATATGACTATGGACATAGGAGCCGCAATAGATAAGATTATAGATAAATCTGAAGAGTCTCCACTTAGTAAGGTAATTTCTGCCCCAAACTCCTCTGAACTTACCCCTGAGGAGATTTCATTTGCTTTCATTTACTCCTCAACTCAGAACTTACTACTATCTATTCAAGAGTCTGGAATGAAGAAAGCTCTTAAGGGTGGATCAGATACTCTAGCTTATGTTCAGATCCTTGGAACTTATCTACTTAGTAAACCAAACATTAAGCAGTTCATAGTTCAGCTTACTCAAGATGATGAACTTAACAGGGAAGTATCTAAGGAAAGTGTCCAAGGTGAACTCATTACCCAGATCAGACAACTTAAGGGTGAGATAGCCACTGGAGTTTCTAGACATGCTAGAGGTCAGATGCTCAAAGCTATTGAACTATTAGGTAAGACCATTGGAGCTTATCAAGAGAAAATATCTATTGAGGAAGTTAGCCCTGGTGATGCTCTTGATAAGTTAATAGAGGCAGCTAAGAATTGTTCAGTTGATGATGTGACTAATGTGCCTTATGAGATAGAGGAACTTGAATAATGCCAGATGTAAGACGATCAGGAGCTACATGGATTACATTACAAGTACAGATGTAGGTGCAACTTTTGAACTTTGGTATAAATATGTATGACTAAACAGCTAACTCTACAAGAGAAGGCAGAGGCACTTATAAGTATATGGAGTAAAGACCCTATCTTAGGAGTTAGACAACTTTTTGATGTAGATCCTACTAAACAACAAATAGACTTAATCTTATCAGCTTGGAACCCTCAGGCTCGTACAGCAGCCTCATCTTGTCAAGGTGCGGGAAAGACAACAACCTTAGTTTGGCTGACGATCCTCTTCCTACTTACTCAACCAGGATGCCGCATTCTTATTACATCTCCCTCATCTGGACAACTTAAACGTGTGTTCATGCCAGAGATTCATAAGTGGTATGATAAGATGCCTAAGGAGTTTCAAGACTTCCTAATCATTATGGCTGACAAGGTAGTCTACAAAGAAAGAGAGTCTCAATTCGCTCAACTAGTAACCGCTTCAGCAGATAATAAAGAATCTCTCCAGGGTGGTCATGCTGATAACTATGTAGTCCTCGCCGATGAGGCTTCTGGTATTGAGGAAGCTATCTTTGACCTACTACTTGGAACACTTGGTACGGGCAAGGGTGGACGCTTTATCATCACCTCTAATCCTCTTCGTTCCTCTGGTAGATTCTCTGAAGTTTTTAACAATGAATCATTCAACAAGTGGGATCGTCTTTACTTTTCAGCTTATGATTCTCCTAATATGAATCCTGAGTGGATTGAGGAGATGAAAGAAACATATGGAGAAGACTCGGATATCTTTAGAGTTCGTGTTCTTGGTCAATTCCCAAGAGCTTCCTCTTCTCAGTATATATCATCTGAAGCAGTCACTCAAGCTCAGAACAATACAATGCCTACCGCAGTCTACATGCATTTTCCAAAGATCATCGGGGTAGATGTTGCACGGTTTGGAGATGATAAAACAGTTTTTGTATGTCGTCAAGGACCTAAGTTAGTAGACTATAAGACTTACTCTGGTCTATCTACAATGGAAGTAGTAAGTAAACTTATAGACTATCAAACTCTTATCCATGCTTCAGCTATCTTTATTGATACAATCGGAGTAGGAGCAGGAGTAACCGATAGAGCTATTGAGATACTGGGTAACATAGTTAAACCAGTTATCGTATCTAACAAGTCTACTAATCCTTTACAATATGTTAACCTTCGGAGTCAACTCTGGGGTATAATGAAAGAGTGGTTAGAGAATGGTGCATCTATTCCAAATGATGATAGTCTACAGAAACAACTAATTTCTATGTGTTATGGGTTTAATAATAAGATGCAAGTACAGTTAATGGCAAAGAAAGATATAAAGAAACTTGGTCTTGACTCTCCTGATATACCAGACGCTTTAGCTTATACGTTTGCAGGAGATGTGTTTAACAGTTTTAGTAAGCGTATACAGCCTAGGGCGATTTCTCGTTCTAGGGTTATGTGGGCATAATTCTCCAAAGAATGTAAAGACTCAGAGAAAGGTATAATGATACTTACTAATAAACAGAAGGTTTTATCTTCTTGAAACTGAAGACTTGGAGATATAGATTATGAGTAGGAAGAGTAGTACTTTCGGCCTAGACGCTAGCGGCGTTGAACGGTCGGCGGCAGTGAACGCTAATAATCAGATTGAGGTAAGGATTGGGGCCTCTGTTTATGGTGCACATCCCGAGACATGGTATCTCCCGTGGACCGGCACGAATGGGGCAGCGGATAATGCCGTTATTTATACCTCCCCTGATGTGTCGATGTTCAACTATCACACTATCAAAGTGAGCGGGACAAATTCCGCTGACGTGCAAGTAACTCTGGACGGTACAAACTGGACTACAGCCGTGGCCGTTGAGTTAGCCGATGATGTGACTACCGGCGGGGGAGTTAAAGTTCTTTCTATCCCTACCGGGAAAGTTGGCGTTTTGCGCGGTAAATTCAGGGGTATTCGCGTGTTGCAAGATGGGACCACTAATGCTAATGCAACCGGCGCGCATTCTATAATTTAGGGGGAATATGTACTCAGGAATTATACCTGTAGCGCTAGAATCTTCTCTCGGAGGAAATATGTACCCAGGAATTATACCTTTCGGCTCCGGCCATGCCTCTGTAGCGCTAGAGTCTTCTCTCACCTCGCTGGCCTCGATAACCGGCGTAACCAGAGCAACCGGCAGCGCAGCAGCAGTAGACTCAACCAACACCTATGATGCAAGGCTTGGTATGATTGGTGGTGTCAAAGGTGGGGCTAAGTTTCTGGCCCTAACCGATGCTGCCGCGCTCAGTCGTAGCGGGCAATTCTCAATAGACGTGGAGGCTGAATGGCTAGCCTCGGTATCTGGTGGGGGGACGGGGTATGCTCCTCCGGAGAATGAATTCCTTTTCCACACCATTGGAAAAACTTCTAACAATTCAGTCGAGTGCCACCTGTACAAAAGTACACAGGCGGTTATAAAGCCGGCTTTTTTAGGCTTTGAAATGGCTTCCCACCATCAGGTGTGTACAAGCAATCGGGCTGGCAGGTTTATCACGGTAACATTTTCCTGGATTGGAGGGGAGTTCAGCCTTTATTATGACGGCAACTTGATAAGTACAAAAACCTTTACCCCTGACTATGTGAACAACATGATGGCCAATTTTTATGTTGGCTGCCGGGGGAGGAGTGCTGCACCATATTTCTTCAAGCCGATAACATCTCACTATATCCGCAATTTGGTATTGTCAACTCAACCCGTTATGATCCCCATGCATCCCCAGGGGGCTGTAATAAACTGGAGCGGCGATTCCTTTGTGGTGAATGCTTTTTCGGCTCTCAGCTATCCGACTACGCCGTGGTGGGACATGCGGGCTGAATGGGTAATCAAGGCGTATTTAGCCCGTCGTGGTATTGGTGTTGATCTGAACATGTGCGGCAATTCAGGGGACCAGGTGACAATCGGCGGTGCGGGGGGTGATATCTCTGATTTGTACACCACGATTATTGCCAACAACCCATCTATTATTTTAGTGCAGTGCGGAACGAATGACGCGACCAATGAGTCATTTGATGCAGAGCAGTTTACCACAGATTACAAGGCGCACATTGATTATTTTATTAACAATGTACCAAACCTCAAGGCGATAATCTTGGGCGATGTGCCGTCAATGATCTGTAAAAACTCAAATAACACTATGTCGAACCAGGCGCGGCGGTTGGTAATCAACGGCCTGATTGATGACTTACTAAGCTACAGTCCATTAATTGCCAGGGCTTATGTCTCTGCTGCGTTGGGGGAAAATCCTGAGATGTATCTGGGCGGGGTAAGTGGTGCTTATGACAACCTGTACCCAGCCAGCTTAGGTCAGCAGGCCATGGGCGAAGCGTATGCCAAGGCAATTTACGCTGTTTTGGGAAGATGACTAGCAGAATATAGCCAAAAACGGTGTAGGCTTTATCGCCAACAAACTTCATATTCTTTTGGAGATTTAAATGGCAGTAACCTCAGTTACAGATATAGACACCTTAGTTAAGGAGGAACTGTCGTCTTCTAATGAGATCCTCGATAAAGAAAAGTCGGAGAAGGAATTAAAAGAGTCAGCTCGCTCTAGTCTAGCTAATTATATTATCCGTGTTGCTAATAAGAATCGTGATGACAAAAGAAACTCAGGGATAGAGGATGAGATTCTTAATAGCCTTCTCCAGTTTAATGGTGAGTACTCCTCTAGAGATAAGGCTCTTATTGCTGAAGAAGGTGGTTCAAGTATCTTCATGAATTTAACAGCTACTAAAGCTAGAGCAGCTAAGTCTTGGATAGCTGATATCTACTCGGCAGCTAAAGGTAAGACTTGGGCTCTTGAGTCCACTCCTAATCCTGAGCTACCTGAAGAAATAGTTCATATTATTGAGGAAGCTATCCAGAAAGAATTCACTCAGATAGCTCCTCAACCAGGACAGCAGGCTACTACCGCTCAAGCTCAAGAGACTATCAAGGTAATCAATCAGAATAAGAGAGATATCCTAGATGCGGTGATGAACGAAATCTCTAAAGAAGCTTCCTTCCAAATGAAGAGGATGGAGAAGAAGGTTAAAGATCAGTTAATAGAGGGTAAGTGGCATGAAAGTCTACTCACATTTATTGATGACTTTGTAATCTATCCAACAGCTTTCCTTAAAGGGCCGGTAGTTACTAAGCAACAGGTTCTTAAGTGGGAGAATGGTAAGCCAGTACAGACTGAAGAGTATGTCTTCTGTAATGAGAGGGTTGATCCTCTTGATATCTATCCTTCTGCTGGTGCTACCTCAATACAAGATGGTGATCTTTGTGAACACTTAAGGTTTACAAACAAGAGCGCTATTGCTCATCTTAAAGATACAGAAAATTATAAGTCAGAAGCTATTGACAGAGTATTACTTAATGGATCTACGGGTTCTATCTGGATAGATGATTATATTGAACAAGAGAAAGAAGATCAAGAACGTAAAGGGTCTCTCCTAGAGGATGATACAATTCATGGTATTCACTTTTTTGGTCAGATCAACTCAGACCTTCTTAAAGAGTGGGATAAGAGTTACTTCAAAGATCTTGAAGATGATAGCTACATCGAAGTAGAAGCGATCCTTGTTGGAGATGAAGTTATCAAGTGTGTTGTTAATGATGACCCATTACTTAGGAGACCTTATTATAAGGCATCCTTTATTAACCGTCCAGGGAGCTTCTGGGGACGTTCTCTACCTATGTTGATGGCTGACATACAGAGAATGTGTAACGCAGCAGCTAGAGCACTTGCTAACAACATGGCAGTATGCTCAGGCCCTCAGGTAGAAATCTATATAGATAGGTTAGCAGATGATGGACCGATTGAAGCAGTGGCTCCTATGCGTATCTGGCAGCTTAAGTCTGATCCCACAGGAGCGGGTGGTAGAGCTATTAATTTCTTTCAACCAGTTTCTAATGCTAGTGAACTTCTAGCTGTCTATGATAAGTTTGAACAGAAGGCTGATGATGTTACTGGTATCCCACGATGGGCTTATGGTAATGAGAACATAGCAGGTGCAGGGGCTACGGCTTCCGGCCTCTCTATGCTTCTGGAGTCTGCCTCTAAGATTATTAAAGATGCTATTAGGAATATTGATGTAGTTGTTAAAGGGAGGGTTGAGTATCAGTTCTATTACAACTTACTTAAAGAAGAAGACTCTGACTTTACTGGAGACATTAAAGTTATTCCTCTTGGTTCTACTGTACTAACAATTAAAGCTTTTGAAGCTATGCGTAGGAATGAGTTCCTTACTATTACTGCTAATGAGTTTGACCAAAGGATCATCGGGGATGAAGGTAGAGGAGATATACTTCGGCTTATGGCTGAAGACCTTGGCTTACCCTCATCTGCAATCCCAACGTCATTTGAGATTAGACAGAAAGAGAAAGCAACCCAAGAACGTGAAGCTCAGAATGCCAAGATTCTTAAAGAAGCTGAAGATACAAAAAGTCTTGTTGGGCTTAAAGCTACTCAGATTCAGATTGATGGGCAGAAGGAGATGGCTCAGGGAGCACAAGAACTCCAAGCTATGAAGGCTCAGATGAAAGATGCTATAGATCAATCTACTCTCCAACTCAAACAACAGAAGCTTGCACAAGAAGAGATATCTGCTGATAGAGATAGGATGATGAAGGAGAACCTTCAGCTCAGAGAGTTAGCCCTTTCACTTAAACAGAATCATGGTATCTAGATGAATGCTAATCAACTAAGAAAGAAAGAGTTAGTCGATAAAATTAGAAATGGAGAGTATAGTTTTTTTCCAGAGTATATTGCTTTAAGTTATGAAGAGTCTAAAGAATCCCTCGTAGATATTAACGAGAAAAGTTTTAAAAGGAATCAGGGAGCTTCTCGGTTGCTCCGTGATCTCAAAAACCTCACCACAAAGTCTGCCTCAAGGTAATCGCTTAAAGAATGCTTCGCATTTGAAAAGATGTTTTAGCATTTGATTAGGGCCTATCCTGAATCGTAAAGATGAGTGCAAAGGAGATGTACAGCGTATGCTTAGTTTTGAAGAGAAGTTGAAGAAAGATATTGAAGAGATGGAAGCTGTAAGTGGTAATCAGTTGGAAGACTCTACCACTACTGAAGAGGAGGTTCAAGAGAAGGAAGTGAAACAACCCACCGATTCTCATTCTGATGAAGTGAATGAAGAGGTGATCGTTGATGAAACTACTAAGGATTTTGAACTAGATAATTCAGAAGCTATTCACGAAGAAGACACCAAAGAAGAGGTTGACCAGTCTAAGCCTCGTGCTAACTGGAAGAAACGATATACTACTTATAAATCTAAAACAGACACTACAATCTATAAGTTGCGTCAGGACAATGCACGACTTAGTGAGTATAACATTTCTCTAAACTCAAAGGTAGATGCTTTAGATAAGAAGCTCGAATCTCTTTCTAAATCATCCTCTGATGCTCTATCAAATCTTTCAGAAGAGGAGCGAGATCTCCTTGGAGATGATACGGTAATTAGTTTACAGAAACTTGTTGATGCTCAGATTGCCCCACTCAAGGCACAGTTGGAAGAGGCTCGTAAGCAGAATCTTGAATCTCGTAAGGCTAAGGCTGAAGAGAATCAAGCTATGGCTAACAACTCTTTCATAGAGAGATTAAGTGATCTTGTTCCTGATTATGACCAGATTGATACTGATCCTAAATTCCTTGAATGGATGGAAGGAACAGAAGTTGAGTCTGGATTGACTAGGAAGTATATTTTTAAACAAGCTCAGTCTATTGGTGATGTTAATCGTGTTGCAAGTTACTTCAATACTTTTAAAGGAGCTAAA